AATAAATTTAATATAAAAGGTATGATATATGAAAAACATAACTATATGCAACTCTTATGCTATAAGGTTATTAGAAGCTATCAAGGCCAGTAAGACACCACTCACAGAAGCAGACTATCAAGGTCGTACCGTTAAGTTAGGTAAACCCATGCAAGGAGATGTCAAGAAGTTCAAAGTTTATGTGCAGAATCCAAAAGGTAATGTAGTTAAGGTAAACTTTGGACAAAAGGGTATGAACATAAAGAAAAATAATCCAGCTAGACGTCGATCATTTCGAGCTCGCCATAACTGCGATAACCCAGGACCAAGAGATAAAGCAAGATATTGGTCTTGTAGGAAATGGTCTTTGTAAATAAATTCTTTATATTCAATATAAAATAATTGTAAATCATACCATGTTGATATTTATTCTAAAAGGAAACCATTATGGCAGTAAACATTCCTATTTGGCCTGGCTCGTCAAGTTTTTTTCCTGGTGATACACCATATGGAATCTATGATTATGACACGGACTTTCAACTTGAGGTTGACAAGTTCGCAGATTGGAGTGCTAAACGATTAGGATATCCTTTATCAGAAATTGAATTGCAATCAATCAATTTATATGCTGCATTTGAAGAAGCCATTTCTGAATACGGCGCACAATTAAACACATACAACATACGTGACAACATGTTGAACTTGTACGGATCAGCCACCGGATCTAATTTGACAGGAAAAAAGATTTCAGCCAATTTAGGAGGCATCATTGAACTGTCAAATGAATATGGTGTTGAATCAATGACTGGAGGAAATGTCACATATTACACAGGAAGTTTTGCAGTTCAAAACAACAAGCAAATTTATGATCTGTCGGATCCAACCATTGTTTCTTTGGAAAATGGAACACCAGGAACAACACCGATTGAAATCAAACGTATTTATCATGATCCAACGCCAGCGTTAGCTAGGTTCTTTGATCCATTCATTGGCAGTGGTATTGGTACACAACAAATGTTAGATGCATTTGGCTTTGGATCATATTCACCAGGTGTATCATTCATGATGATGCCAATGTATGCAGATCTGTTAAGATTGCAGGCAATAGAATTCAATGACGCGGTGAGACGATCAGCATACTCATTTCAGGTATCAAATAATCGAATTCGTGTATTTCCAATACCAAATGGAGCCTCTTTCACTAAAATACATTTTGAATACATTGTGAAATCAGAACGCAGCAATGCTTTGAAAGGAGCTGTGGGAACAGTTTCTGATTTTTCAAACATTCCATATCAAGATGTCACCTATTCATTTATTAATGCAGTAGGTAGACAGTGGATTCGCAGATATGCATTGGCATTGTCAAAAGAGATGTTAGGATATATACGTGGTAAATACAGTGCCATTCCAATTCCTAATGCAGAAATAACTTTGAATGGAACTGATTTAACTACTGCCGCTCAAACTGAAAAAGAAGGATTGATAACTGAACTCAAAGAAATTTTAGATTCCATGTCTCGTCAATCTCAATTGGAACGTAAACAAGCAGAAGCTGAATCATTGACAATGCAATTAAATAAAGTGCCATTACGCATTTATATAGGATAGGATAACATCATGGCATTGTTTGGATCAGCACGAGATGCATCACTTTTACGATCATTGAATCGTGAACTTATCAATCGATATATTGATATGGAAATAGGATATTACAAATTAAATCTTGGTGCAACCAAAACAAACATATATGATGAATCTGATGACAAGGTGTACAATAATATATTACGTATCAATTCCATCATACTGAAAGACACGAAAACAACACAAAGTGATGATTATGGAATTGATTATGTACGAAATGGTACATTTGCATTTTTACGAGATGATCTAGTTCCTAGAGACATTGTAATGGAAGTTGGGGATATCATTGAATATGATGGTGAATTTTTTGAAATTGATAACACATCAACATCTCAATATTTCCGCGGCACTAATCCAGAAAATGATCTAGGATTTGATATGGGGCTGCGTGGTGAATTTGGTTGGCCAGTATCAGTTGTAGTTGATGCACACGTTACAAGAAAAAATCGATTGAACATTAGTGCAGTACGGTCTGGAATTAACAGGACAAACAACATACCTAGGAACTTATGAGCGATATACCAAATAAACGACAATTACGTAGAACATATAGTTCATTTACAGATAACAATGATGTGTTTGCAAACACCACTGGTCGAAAGTCTGATCAAACCAGACGTGATAATGACATTATCAAAACACCAAAATGTACAATTGTGGACATTGATTTTGCAATCATGTCATACATCAAGGAAATCATACAACCACAGATAATTGAAAACAATTCAGTTATTGATGTTCCAGTATTTTATGCTAATGGTGAAAAATGGGCACAATATCAAAAACGTGGTTACATGTCAGATAATGGTGGAAAGATACTTACACCATACATTGGATTACGCAGAACATCAATTGCCGATAGACTCAATATGTTAAGTGTCAATCAATCACCTGCAGGATTTCAACTTACTCATGGAAATAAATTTTCATTGCAAAACAAGTATGATAGATTTTCAATACAACATGGTACTATACCAGTGGAAGAATTTTACATTTCCAATGTCCCGGAATACATAACAGTATCATATGATTTGTTGATATGGACAGAATACACTGATCAAATGAATTCTATTATTGAACAGATAATGCCATTGAATGGTTTTGCATGGGGAACGACATGGAAATTCCCAACAACCATTACTGATTATACATTTGATACAGTCAACACTACAGGAGAAGACCGTTTGGTTAGAGCATCATTGCCATTGACAGTGCAAGGCACAATGTTAATGTCATCTGAACTACGCGCCTCAAACATAACCAAAATGTATTCTGTTAAAAAAATAACATTTGGTGCTGAGACTGAAACATCGGGGCCTGGTCTTGGTCCTAAAACAGCAAACACACCACCACCACCAGACAGAGGTTGGTATGTAGATAAGAATCCGCCCGGAGGTTATCGTTAATACATGCATATTTATATTAAACAAAAAAGGAAGTTATGTCAGAAACAAATGTTATTCAACCAGATCATTTAAAAGAGATCAACGCCATTCGTGAACAAAGTACTGAATTGGTATATCGTCTAGGACAAATTGAAATGGAAATCATCGCAGCTAATCAACGATTGGATGACCTGCATACAGCAAAAACAACTGCAATTGAAGAATATAAACAGTTGCAAACTAAAGAAACTGATCTTGTTAAATCATTAACTGATCAATATGGTACTGGAACATTAAATATTGATTCAGGCGAATTTATTGCATCTTAATGCATGTTTGGCTCTGTAATTTGATATTTATATGTAGATAAATTAAATTAATAAGGAGCAAAATAATGGCTGAAAGAATAGTATCACCCGGTGTATTTACGAGAGAAGTTGATCAATCGTTTTTACCTGCCGGATTAGCTGCAATTGGGGCTGCAGTAATTGGACCGACTGCAAAAGGTCCTGCAGGAATTCCAACCATAGTAACAAGTTATTCAGATTTTATTCAGAAATTTGGAGGAGCATTTACTAGTGGTTCCGGAGCAACAGAAAGCAGTTACAAATATCTAACAAATTACAGTGCTCAAGAATACTTGAAATACGCTGATACATTGACAGTGGTGAGAATCTTAGGTGCCAACTATTCTCCGGCAGAGGCAGCAGTGACATGTTCAGGAGTAGCGGCATCAGCATTTACCTTATATACATTGTCCGATGGTGCAGACATGAATAGTGTTGGTCCTGAAGGAATAAACAACACATTAGCATCTGGATCAATTAACAATATACGATGGGAAGTTTCCAATGTATCTACAGCCAAAGGTACATTTACATTGTTAATTCGCCGTGGCGATGATACAAGCAAGCGAAAGATCATTCTAGAGCAATTCAACAATGTGACATTAGATCCAAATTCAAATAATTACATAGCAAAGGTTATTGGAGATCAATCATATACAGTGAAAGATTCTGGTACAACTGACCCGTTCTTACAATTGTCAGGTTCATATGTAAATCGATCAAATTTTGTACGAGTAGATGTATCAAGGACAACATATAATTATCTGGACGCTAATGGTACCATTCGTGACAATGCATTGTCTGCATCTTTACCGGCAGCTGTATCAGGAACATTTGCTGGCGGTTCAGATGGAACAGTAGCACATCCAAAAATGTTCAATGAAGACATTACAAATACAAACACCCAAGGATTCAACTTAGCAACCGCCGGTAGTGGTAAAACAGCATATACTGATGCTATACTATTATTGAAAAATCAAGATGAATATGACATCAACTTGTTATCATTACCTGGACTTGTTGATAACTTTGCTAATCATGCCACTGTAATTTCAACAGCATTAACTGCATTAGAAGACAGATCAGATGCGTTCTTATTAATTGATCCAGTTGAATATGGTTCAAGCATAGGAACTGCAGTTGCAAAGGCAGAGGCTCGAGATACAAATTATGCAGCTACATATTGGCCATGGATAAAAATTCCAGATGCAGATCTAGGAAGAAATGTATGGGTACCAGCATCAACATTGATACCTAGTGTATATGCATTCAATGACCGAGTTGCTGCTCCATGGTATGCTCCAGCAGGTCTGAATCGTGGCGCATTAGACATTGCCGTGCAAACAGAACGTAAATTGACTCAGTCAAATCGTGATACATTGTATGAAGCTGCAGTGAATCCAATTGCAACTTTTCCAAATTCTGGAGTTGTTGTATATGGTCAGAAAACATTACAGAAAAAATCATCTGCATTAGATCGTGTAAATGTGAGACGTTTATTAATTGCTGCCAAGAAATTTGTTGCATCTGCCACTAAATATCTTGTATTTGAAAACAATACAGCGGCTACTAGAAACAGGTTCTTATCCATTGTCAATCCATATTTTGAATCAGTACAACAACGTCAAGGTTTGTATGCATTTAAAGTGGTGATGGATGATACAAATAATACACCGGATGTAATTGACCGAAATGAAATGAGAGGAGCAATTTATTTGCAACCTGCTAAGACAGCTGAATTCATTATCATTGACTTTAACATATTACCTACCGGAGCAGCGTTCCCAGAATAGTAGTAGAGACATATTTATATTAAATTAAAAGGAGTACAAACAAATGGCAGAATTACTTGACCCAACCGAAATATTTTATACGGCATATGAACCGAAAATGGCCAACAGGTTCATTATGTACATTGAGGGTATTCCGTCTTACCTAGTTAAAGCTGCATCTAGACCATCAATTGATCAAGGCGAGGTCATCTTAGACCACATCAACGTTGAAAGAAAGTTGAAAGGTAAATCTAGATGGCAAGATGTAACTGTATCATTATATGATCCTGTTGTACCATCAGGCGCGCAGGCAGTAATGGAATGGATACGTTTACATCACGAATCAGTAACTGGTCGAGATGGATATTCTGATTTCTATAAGAAGGACATTACATTCAATACTTTAGGACCCGTAGGTGACAAAGTTGAAGAATGGACTTTAAAAGGAGCATTCATATCATCAGCGACATTTGGTGATTTGGATTGGTCTTCAGAAGATCCGTTAATGATTGAACTTACATTGAAATACGATTACGCAATCCTTCAGTTCTAATTATGACTGTGTTAGGTTGTTCCTAATCAAACAAATAAGCCTCATTTCGGTGAGGCTTTTTTTATGTGTGTATATTTATATTAAATAGTAAAAGTTATAAAGGAGACAAATGGCTACACCACTAAACGATGATTACCCAAAAAAGAATGTTGAATTATCTGATGCTGATCTAAAGGCAAAAGCAATTGAACAATTTAACACAACTCAAGTAATTGAATCAACCCAATCTACTCAAACAAATAAATTTCCGACAGAGATCATTCAGTTACCATCCAAAGGAAAATTTTATCCTGAAGGACATCCATTATCAAATGGAACAATTGAAATGAAATACATGACTGCGCGAGAAGAAGATATTCTTACCAACCAGACCTATATTAAACAAGGCGTGGTATTAGATAAACTGTTCAAATCATTGATTGTAACTCCATTTGATTACAATGATCTGTTGACCGGAGATAAAAATGCAATAATGATTGCTGCTCGAGTATTAGGTTATGGAAAAGATTATGATTTTGAAGTAACAACTCCATCTGGTAACAAACAGAAGATTCATGTTGATCTAACACAACTTCAAGACCGAGACATCAATTGGGATCGTATTGAAAAGGGTGTGAAAGAATTTGAATTTCAATTGCCAGTATCCAAACGAACAGTTACATGTCAGTTAGTTACACATGGTATACAACAAAAAATTGATGCAGAAATTAAAGGATTGGCTAAATTACGTAATGAAAATGCATCAATTACTACAATGATGAAGCATCTTATCACATCCATTGATGGAAATGCTGATACAAAAACAATACGTCATTTTGTTGACAATGAATTGTTTGCAGTGGATTCCAGATATCTCCGAAACGAATTGAAATCTGTTACACCCGATATATCCATGGAAATCGATTGCATCGACGAGGAGGACCGCGACCCCTTTCGTGGTTCCGTTAGCATCGGACTGGACTTTTTTTGGCCTGACTCAAAAGTATAAGTTAAATGTATATGATCAGATCTTTGACCTAGTTTATTATGGTAAAGGATTTTCATATTCTGATGTAATGGACTTGCCGGTGTATCTCCGGGTATATTACATCAACAAGATCAACAAGATTTTTTCTGATCGCACTAAAGCACAGGAAAAGGCCAACAGGCAATCACAATCAACATCAACAAGAGCAAAACCGCCCAGATTTAATAGATAGTCATATTTATTAAAAAGAAAAGGGTGTAACATGAATCACAATCCATTTGAGTCAAAACAATTGTCACAAATAAATGAAGTTGATCGTATCAATGAAGGACTAGGTATTGGCAAGTTAATACTACGACTTTTGTTTGGCAGCAAATTTAAAAAAGAGTTGGAGAAAATTGCTGATAATGCAGATGATTATCCTGAATATGAATCTGCATTAATAAATTTACGCACAACATTAGACACATTTCCAGATTTGATAAAACGAGGTGATGATGCGCTTAAACGAATTGACGCCCGGCAGCAGCAACTTAACAAGAGATTATCAAAACTACAAGCAATGAAAAGGTAAACTGACCATAATAAGATACAAATAGATAATGGCAAAAAAATCAAACACTTCATCAAATGACATTTCTCCGGAGCAAATAAAGCTCGCACAGGAGTTGCAGCTCCTATATGAACAAGGTGGAGTAACGTTAGAAACTATTCGAGTGATAGAAGAACGAATTTTAAAGAACAGAATTCGATCTTCACTTTCCCTGACCAACGCTGTAGATAAACAAAAAACAATTGAATCAAGTGTGCTAGCAGAAACAGCTTTAAGAACACGATTGCAAACAATATCGCAAAAGAAATTGCAAATTGAGCAAAAGAAATTGCAAATTGAGCAAGATTTAACTAGTATAATACTGGATCAGAAAGTTGCTTTATTAGAGGCGTATGATGTTGGTACTGATATTTTTTCCATGGATAAAAAAGTATTGCAAACCAAAATGGATTCTGTAACAGCTGAATATAAAAAAATTACTGCTCTAATTGATTCTGGTGATTTGTCAAAAGAGCAGTTAAAAGACGCACAAGTCGCTCTAGACATGTTAGATGGCCAGGCAGAGGCATTACAAAAAATTGCTGCCATAAAAAGTACTAATACAGGTAAAGCGATTGCAGAAGGATATGCTGCCGCTGCAGAAAAGGCTGAAGAACTTGCTGTAGGTGTTGACAAGATGTTCAAAGGATTACCAGGTGGTGGAATGATATCTAAATTGCTTGGTTTAGATGATGCCAAAAAACAAATGCAAGAAGGTGTGAATGCTGGTTTTGCAGCAATGAATGAAAAAATGGTGAAAGGTGACGGATTAATGGCCGGTTTGCGTGCCGGTGCTTCTGGATTCAATGCAATATTAAGTGTCAACCCATTGCTGTTGGTCGTAGCAGCCGCCACTGCATTATACAGTATGTTAAAAGATGTTGATACTCAAGCTCAATCCATTGCAGACCTCACCAACATGAATTTTGCAGCATCAGAAAAACTATATGAATCCACCCTAAAACGAAACACAAGACTTACTGAACAAGTTGCAACTACCAAAGACTTGCTAACAGTTCAACAAGAAGTGATTTCATCAATGGGAAGTATTGCTCAATTATCACAAGAAACTGCATCAACTGTAGCCGATCTTGGTGTATCATATGGGTATGGTGCTAAAACGGCCGGTGAAGTACAAACAGCAATGATGGAAATGGGAGTTACTGCTGAAGAAGCTGCGGAATCACAATCTCGTTTAGCTGGAGAAGCAACTCGTTCATATGTAGATGCAGGAGCTGTGATGTCAGATATTGCAAAAAATGGAAAACTTACTTTTAAGTATTTAGGTGGAAATCAAAAAGCATTGGAAAAGGCATCCATAGCCGGCGCTAAATTAGGATTATCATTGACTCAGATGGTTGGAATGGCCGATGGATTATTGAATATAGAAGACTCATTGACAGCTCAATATGAATACCAAGCATTATCCGGAAAACAACTCAATTTAGATAAGGCAAGAGAATTGGCATTAGCTGGCGATTTAGCTGGCATGGCAGAAGAAGTTGCTAAAGAAGCTGGCACATATGCTGAGTTCTCAAAAATGGGTCGTTTGGAAAAAGAAGCGTTAGCAAAATCGTTAGGCATGGAAGTGGAAGACCTAGGTAAATCGTTAGCAATACAGCAACAACGAGCCGGACTAACCAAAGATGAAATGGCCGCTGCACAGGGATTAGGAAAGACAGCCGACGAACTTTCAAAAATGTCTGATAAGGACATCAAAGCTGCAATTGCCAAAAAGAATGAATCTGCAAAAACAGCCAAAGCATTTGAAGACATGAAAGAAACATTGAAATCATATCTGTTACCAATTGCAAACGGTTTAGGTAAAGCCATGATGTTTGTTCTTGATGGCGTTAAAGGAATATTAGGCTTCCTAGATCCTGTAGTTGCAGCACTCAAGCTAGCTTGGGATGCCATCAAACCTATACAGCCAGCCATCAAAGGCATTGTTGCAATCTTGGGAGCATGGTATGTGTTATCAAAAATTATCAGCTCCTTTAAAGACAAAACTCTAAAAAAAACTCAAGAACAGTTGAAAGCAGAAGTTGAGGCACATGAGTTAGAAAAACGAAGAGTGGCCATGGTTGCAGAAAAGGATGCTGCACAGGCTGCTATTAATAATAAAGTGACTAAAGAAAAAACAGAAATACAAGGAGCGGCTGATGCGACAAAAAAACTTAATAAGGAAGCTCAAAAAGTTGATTCGACCCTTAAAGGTGCTACAAAAGATGCAAAAGCCCTAAATACTGAAATGCAAAATGCCGGGCATACAGATGCAGTTTCAGGCGGCAGTGCAAAAAAAGGTTTTCTAGGCAGGGCAAAAGGTCTTCTAGGAAAGGGTAAAGATTTTATTGGTGGTGGTCCAATGGCAGGATTAAAAAGCATGTATGGTGGAGCTAAATCAATGTTAGGTGGAAGTGGCATTGCCAGTGGATTAGCAATGGGTGGTGGTGCTTTAGGATTAGGAGCACTCATGAATGTTGGTGATTTGGCAATAGATCCAAATGGCGGTCCAGTTGTTACATCACCAAGAGAAGGTGGTATTTATCAAGGCACTAAAAATGATGGTGTCTCAATGTCACCGGGGCATGGTGCCGGTACCGGAGCTCCTGCAATAGATTACAATGCATTGGGAGCAGCAGTAGCAGCAGCCATATCAGCAAATCCACCACAAATCAATTTGGACGGCGTCAAAGTCAGTCAGTCAGTATCAGCAACACAATCTCGAAATAAAGGATTCTAATGGCATTAATGGATTTGAAATCAAATTTGTCATGGTATGGTTCCAATGGTCGTCCTAACGGATATCAACCAAATGCTGATCAGGCATCAACTCGGTTTGTTAACAATGAAGATTTAACTGTAAGTGCTCAGCCACGTGGATTTGATAATAACGGAGCAGCCTCTAACTTTATTCCGCGTATATCAAAAAATGAGTTTGCAATTGATAACAGCACATATAGTACGCGAGGCACCGCAACTCGTAAAGCACAGTTAGGAAATGGATCAAAATTTCCAATTGGACCAACAGGCCAAATATATCAGTTTGATAAACCACGTACAGGTTTCAGTGTGATATCTAAATATGGTGAAATGTATAGTGCATTGACAAATTTTGGATTGGCAGATACATATACAGTACGCAAACCAATAGAGGCAATGTACAACAAATTCAAAGTACATGATGAAGTGCATAATCCATATGGAGATCCATCGCCGCCTTTCATTTTAAGAGGTATTCAACGAGATGACAACAGTGATCCACAGCGTTTTGGAAAGCCTGGATTTTCAGCTGATGTACCGCGCGGCGGGTTGTCTGTTGTGCAAGAAAGAGCAAAACTTGATGTAGAACGTATATCAAAATTTCTAGCGCGACCAGCTGGTCAATGGTGGATCACCAAACAAAACCTATTGCATTTGATGTATCCAAACAGAGAAGGCGTTGAAGGAACTCCGCAGTCGCCTGCATGGAATGCCAACTCGCCAAAAGTATTCGTCGTACAAAATTTACTTGATCAGGTAGGATTGACATATACTGGTTTGCATAATAGAAAGCATGGACAGTTTCCATATGATACTCCTGGATACTTACCATTTCCTCCATCACCGCCGTCTAATTATGAACAAATTCATAAAGAACGTGCAGTTGGAATTACTCAGTCAGGTAAAACTGTTTCACCTACTGGCAACAACCGATTGGTATTGATATATCGCGATTCAATTCGTGACAAGAAAAAAGGATGGATTGCAGGACCAACCATTGGTGAAGCATTTTCAAAATTAACAGACAGGTTAGGTCCTACTTCAATTACATTTGATGGTACAATACAAGAAACAGTGTTACGAAGATGGAGTGTAACAACACCAGAGCCGCTTAGTGAAATTCCTACTGGTACTCGTTTTGGTGAAGTCACTTCTATAACATTTTCCAAAATACGTGACAGAGAATATTCATTTACATCGCCTTATAAAAAGCGTGGTTTAACCTCATCAGAGCTAGGAATTCAATTAGGATCTGATGCTAGAACTACTGAAACGCCTGCTCCGTACAAATATCGAGACTCAATATTACGTAAATGGATAACGTTACCGGTCAAGTGGAATGCACATGAAAATGATCGTGATGAATTAAAAACACCAACAGATGATAATCGTTCAAAACGTACATGGATTCAAACTTCTGTAGGTAATCAAATACAGACAATCAAACCAGATGTTCGAGAAAATGCATATCAGTTATTAAAAAAAGCTGCAAATGATCGAGAGATTTCCGGCCCATTCAAATCTTCCATTAAAGATTTTAGAGCTACATTTAATACAAAAGGTCAGGTAGCCGGCCCGGGTAACTCATTTGAAATAGATGAAGATACAACAGAAGGCAATCGCAGTAAACGTGCAGAAGCAATGATTATACGATTACGTGAAGAAGGAGATATTG